CAAGTACACCAAGTAGTTTTCAATTTTGTTTTTATTACTTAGCAAAAATTCAAGACGTGGGTTCTTATAATTACACATCAGATGTAGTTAATAGATTTTATCCATGTATGATGTCAGGACTTGCATACTATTTAAGTCAAAAAGTTTCACCAGAAAGATCTGGAGAGCTTGAGAGAAGATATGAAAGTGAAATGCTAAGAGCATTAGATGCCGACAACCAAGGAACATCTAGCTTTATATCCCCACAAACATTTTATGGAGATGGCGTATAATGGCTGGTTATGCTACAGGTAAATATGCTTATGCAATTTCAGATAGATCTGGATTAAGATTTCCATATACTGAAATGGTTAGAGAATGGAATGGTTCTTTAGTACATACTTCTGAATACGAAGCCAAGCAACCACAACTTAGTCCAAAACCGGTAGGCTCTGATCCACAAGCTTTATTTAATCCAAGACCACAAAGAGCTTCAGTAGTTAGTTTAATTTTACTAGGTAACAATCCTTTTACTACTGTAATTTCTGGAGGAGTAACTTTTATAAATGTTTATTCATTTGATCATCAAAGAAAAGCAGGTTCTATTGTAAGATTCAGAGGTTCACCTCAAGTTACTACCCCTGGAACAGGTGGATCTAATGCTCATAACTTACAACAATTTTCTAATATACCAATTTTTGATAATGTAAGTGATTTAGATAATGCAAATGGGTTTACTATTACACTTGGTCAAAAACAAACAAATGGTACCATTATAACAGCCCCTAATTCTACTCCAACAGAAATTTTAACAACACCTGAAAATTTTTTCTTTATAACAAGTACAAGTAATGCTACAAGTGGACAAGTTTCTGGAGGTTTGAACGATTGTTCTGCAGGTCCTGTAACTTTAAAAGTAGTAGGGGGAAATTCTTAATATGGCATATACTTTAGCAGATTTAAGAACAGATATTAGAGGATATACAGAAGTAGGAACTAATGTTTTTACTGATGCTGTTTTAAAAAATATTATTATTAATGCGGAGAACAAAATCTATAGAGAAGTAGACACAGATTCAGATAGATTCTATGCAACATCTTCATTAATTATAGGTAATAAGTTTGTAACAATACCTCTAGATTTAAGATTTATAAGATCAGTTCAATTACAAGATTCTGATGGAAACCAATTGTATTTAGAACAAAGAGATACTTCTTTTATGTTTGAATATTATTCAACTCCAGGAACTAGTTCTGTTGATATTCCTAGATATTTTGCTAACTGGGATGAAGAATTTTGGGTAGTAGCACCTACTCCTGATAGGGCCTATCCTATTACACTAGGATATAATAAAGAACCAGGAAGTCTTACAAGTACTACTTTACCTACTACAGCTAATCCATTTAGTACTGTAGGAACTTATTTATCTAATAAATATCAAGATGTTCTTTTATATGCATGTCTAGTAAATGCATATGGGTACTTGAAAGGTCCCACAGATATGTTACAATACTATACACAAGCTTATGAAAAAGCTCTTATGTCTTATGCTATTGAACAACAAGGTAGAAGACGTAGGGATGAATATACCGATGGAGTTATTCGTACCGTACTAGAGTCAAAAAATCCATCAAGTAATAAATAATTAGGAGAAAATAACTATGGCAAATATAATACCCTTCTCATTTAGAGGAGCACTTTTTTCAGGAAATCACGATTTTGCAAATGGAGGAAATGTTTTTAAACTTTCTTTATATGTGACTAATCCATATAATACAGGAAGTACTGTTTATTTAGCAGGTACAGGTAATGGTGAAGTAGCTACAACAGGTGGAACTAATTACTCTGTAAAAACATTAGCAAATCAAGCAGTAGTAAGTACAACAGCAGTAGCGTCTGTAGATTTTGGAGATCCAACATATGCTAACGCAACTTTCACAGCAAGTTTTGCAGCGATTTATAACACATCAACTGTTGACGGCCTTGCAAATAGATTAGTAGTAGTTTTAGATTTTGGTGGAGCTAAGACAGCAACAAATGGAACTTTTACAATTGCATTTCCAACTATTAATACAGCTGCTGATGCTATTATAAGCATGAGTTAATAAGGAAAAAAATTATGGCGTTAGTAGTAAATGACAGAGTAAAAGTAACAAGTACCACAATAGGCACAGGTGCGTTTACATTAGGCGCAGCTCAAAATGGATTTGTAGCTTTTGGAATATCAATTGGAAGTCTTAATACAACTTATTATACAATTGCCGGTTCAGGTACTAACCAGTGGGAAGTAGGAGTTGGAACATTAAATAACAATAGTACAATACTAACTAGAACTACAATTATCTCAAGTTCTAATGTTGTAGGTGCTCAATATGCAGTTGTTGATTTTTCAGCTGGAAACAAAGATGTATTCTGTACATTACCAGCAAGTAAAGCAGTTTATTTAGATGCTGAGGGAAACACAGTTAACGCAGCGGGAGCAGGTTTTGCAGTAGCAATGGCAATCGCTTTATAGTATAACAAAAAGGAATAAAAATTATGGCACAAAATTTTGCATCAACAGCTCTTCAAATTACAAACCAAGCGGCAGGTACGGAATTACTTCCTACAGCAGTAGCAGGTTTTGCAGACGCTGTTATAGGAATTAGAATGGCTAACATTACAGCAGCAGCAGTTACAGTAGATGTTTTTCTTACACCAAATGGTGGATCTGCTAAATACATTGTAAAAGGTTTAAGTATTCCACCGGCAAGTTCTGTTGAACTAGTTCAAGGTGGAGCAAAATTTGTAATTAATCCAGGAGATAGTTTAAGAGCTTTATCAAGTTCTGCATCATCCGTTGACGTTGTTACAAGTGTCGTAGATAAAATTAGTGCAATACCAAGTTAGGAATTTAAATTATGAGCGATGCATACCCAAGTGCAGTATATGTAGGAAACAATCCGGGTTCACAGGAGATATATACTCACGCAGAAGTTATAGATAATTTTTTAGTTATTGAAAGTGCAGTTCTTGCAGGACCAGTAACGTTTGAAGCAACAGTGACAGTAACAGGAACGTTGGTAATTGTATAATGAGTAAATTAGAAGTAGATAAAATTACTCCTCAATCAGGAACAACTCTTACAATTGGAGAAGCAGGAGATACAACTGTAGTAAATGGTTTAGGTACTTTACCTGCAACTATTGGATCAGCTACTCAAGTACTTGCAGTTAATGCAGGAGCAACAGGTTTAGTATATGGAACCGCAGCAACAGATTTAAGTAATTTAAATGCAACTAATTTAACAAGTGGAACTGTACCAGACGGACGTTTCCCTTCAGTATTACCAGCAGCAGGTGGACAAAATTTAACATCATTACAACCAGCAGCTATAGTGGGTGGAACTTTTGGTGCAATAAACTCAGCTAATTTAACAAATTTAAATGCAACAGCTTTAACAAGCGGAACTTTACCGGATGGAAGGTTTCCTTCAACGCTTCCAGCGATTAGTGGTGCTAACTTAACTAACTTACCCGCTGGTGGAGATAATACACCAATTGTACTAGCATACTTAAATGGTGCATCAACTATTCCTTCAAATACAGCTACAACATTTATTCCCAATGGAACACTTGTAAATACTAATACAGTTTATAATACATCTACTGGTGTATTTACACCAAACGTAGCAGGTTATTATAGAATTAGAATACAAACAGGTGGTGCTAATTATAATGGTGTTGTTGCTTTATTAGTTAGAGTGGGTACTTCTACAGATTATTTTCTTAAAGATGAGAGTGTAAGTAGTTGTTATGTAGAAAATGGAGAAAGAATTATTTATTTTAATGGTAGTTCTAATTATGCAACTTTTAGATGTTTTTTTCAAAATGGTAGAGTTATAAGTGGAAGTAGTACTACTGGTAACACAATATTACAAATATTTAAAATAATAACATAGGAAAATAATTATGGCTCAATACTCAACAAAAATAGAAGAATACTGTAAATCTAACAATGTTAATACAGTAAATTTTAGAAGTGATGTTTTACTTCAAAGTGATAGAGATGAAGTTGTTTATATATATGAATGGAATTTAGATATTCCACAACCTACTTCAGAACAAATTGAAAGTTATGAAACAGTAGCTAATCAAACAGAAGCTAATGTAGTAAATGCTAAAGCAAGTGGTAACACTAAACTTTTAGACTTAGGATTAACCGAAGAAGAAGTTAAAGCATTGATTGGAATATAAAATGAGCGAAGTAAAAGTAAATAAAATTAGCCCACGATCCGGAACAGGTGTCACTCTTGGTGATAGTGGTGATAAATTTACAGTTCCAAGTGGTAGTAATATAACTATTAATTCAGGCGCTAGTATAGTTAATGATGGAACGGCAACTGGATTTGATACAGATACTAATGATAAAGTAAAAGTATCCGCTAACGATACAACACCAGGATTTTTAAATGGTAAATTAGTTGGAGGCGCTAACATATCTTTAACAGAAGGTACTGATGGTGGAAACGAAACTTTAACAGCAGCTTTCAATGGAAATTTAAATGCTAGTGTTATTAATGCAGGAACTATTGCAACAGCAAGATTAGGTTCTGGTACAGCAAATGCTACAACTTTTTTAAGAGGCGATCAAACTTATGCTTCAGCAGCAGGTGGATTACAATCTACACAATTTTTTACATCTTCTGGAACTTACACTAGACCTGCAGGTATAAGTAAAATTAGAGTTTATGTTACTGGTGGTGGAGGTGCAGGTGGTAATGGTGATGGTAGTGTTTTTTATTCTGCAGCAGGTTCTGGTGGTGCTGGAGGAACAGCTATAGAACTTATTAATGCTAGTTCAATGACAACTGTAGCAGTTACTATTGGAGCTGGAGCAATCAGAGGTGGAGCAAACTCTGGTACTTCTTCGTTTGGTTCTTTTTGTTCAGCTACAGGTGGTGGAAATGGTGGAAACACTAATGGAGCTACTAATACTCCTGGAGGTGGTGCAACCGGTGGTGATTTAAATCTTACTGGTCAAGGTGGTGGTGGAAGTTTTGCACCTACTACACAAACGCAAGGTGTTTTTGGAGGAAATAGTTATTGGGGAGGTGGAGCAGCTGGTATTTATTCTCAAAATGGAGCTAATGGTGCTGTTGGAGGTGGTGGCTCTGGTGGTAATGTAGTTGGTTCTGGTGGTGGAAATGGTGGTGCTGGACTTTGTTATATAGAGGAGTATGCATAATATGAAAGCATTAATATTTGATAATAAAGTAGTAGATATTAAAGAAACAGAATTTGAAGTTCATAATTCAATGACTTGGGTTGATTGTGATAATACAGTAAAACAAGGATTTAGTTATGATGGAAGTACATTTACATCTAATGAACCAACTGCTGAAGAAAAAGCTAAATTTACAACTATGAAAGAAAAAGCAATTTCAGGTAAAGCTAAATTAAAAGCATTAGGTCTAGATGATGAAGAAATTAAAAGTTTAATAGGAATATAATATGACAGGAATTTTAAAAGTAAACACAGTCCAGGATCAAGACGGTAATAATATTATCAAAG